GAAGAATGGATGAAAAATCTAATTGAAAATAATTCTTAAACGTAAAAGCATAATAGATAATTAAATAGTTGGTATAAATGTCCAATTTAACTCTTCGCATATTTTTTTCCATATCTCATCTTGTTCGATGCGTTTCTCTCTGTCTTTCAACATCGGAAAATAAGGCAAAAATTGTCGTTGCTCAAGTAATTCACATAATTTATAAATAGTATAATAATAATTTAAAAAATTAACTCTTTCTTCAGGGCAAAATTTACTATAAGGTCCTTGTATATCGATAAATAAATTACATAAACGTTCTTCTAATTCAGGCGTCATGATAGGAGGTTTAATACCTAATTTATCTTTAATAAATGGAATATGTTCATAATATTTATTATAACCTAATTTTTTTAGAATTTCTTTGGCTTTTTTATTTGATAATTGGTCTATAGTAATTCGCTCTTTTTTAATTTGAAATAAAACATCTTCTAATACTTGATTAGGTATCAATGTTGTTTCTTTTGCCTGAAATTGTGCTAATATCTCTCTAAAATGATTTATTCTTTTATACGCATAGAAACATACCTCCTTAGGAGGTTCTTTATATGCAGGTTTATCTATATCAACTAAAAATTTAATATATTTACTACAATTATTACAAACTAGAATTCCTTCATGATCAATAGGAATCATTTCTCCTTTATTGCAATAATTACATATATCAGTTGAATAAATAAAATTATTTACATCTAATAATTTATTGTCAACATTATAAAAATATTTTTGTATATCAGTTGTTGTTTTTGCTTCATAATCAGTAACCTGGAGGTTTTTAATATTGAAAAAATTATCTAATACTTTAGTTTTATTATTAGAGTCAGATATTTTCTTTTTATTTTCAAAATAATCAAATATATATTCAGAATTATTTAAAAAATAGTCCTTTTTCTTTTTTTTTATTTCTCTTATTTTATTATCTATTTTATTAATGTTTTCTTTTATATTAATTTTTTCTTCTGTATTTAATGAAATATCCATAAATTTATTATATAATTTTTTTCGTTCTTCTATTATTTTAGGTAAATAACTCGTCTCATTTTTTGTAAATTCATTTATAAAACTTTCATGTTTACCATCTAATTGTGGATGAATTTTTTTTTCATTTATATTTTTTTTACTATTTTTTTGCTTAAAATTATTATTCATTTTATATTAAAATAGTAGTTTTTATTTAAATTTAATATTAGGAAAAAAATTAATTTTAATTTGTAAATTTTATAAAAGTAATTTATTTACAAAAATAAATGGAACATACTATTTATTTATCACCTAATAAATTACATACTGATAATTTTTTTATTCAAAAAATGAATTTTATAAACAATGCTTTAGAAGATGGATGGGCAATTAAGAAAAATCAAGATAAATATATTTTAACAAAAAATCACGAAGGGAAAAAAGAAATTTATCTTGAGAATTATCTTGAAAAATTTTTAGAAAAAAATATTTTTGGTAATAACTTTTTTTTAAATTAAATTTAATAGTTTAAATCAAAATTTTTTTCTTTAGCAATATTATATAAAATATGGGAGGAGGACTTATGCAACTCGTAGCCTATGGCGCCCAAGATGTCTATCTTACAGGAAACCCACAAATTACTTTCTGGAAAGTAACCTACCGTCGCTACACTAACTTCGCGATGGAATCGATTGAACAAACCTTCAACGGCCAAGCTGACTTCGGTCGCCGTGTTACATGCACCATTTCGCGCAATGGTGACCTTGCTTACCGCACATACCTTCAAGTAACACTTCCCGAAATTAACCAAGCAATGGGCAATAACGCTTCAACTGTTCCTAACGGCAAAGCTAATAACGGCGTATATGCACGCTGGTTAGACTTCCCCGGTGAACAATTAGTATCGCAAGTTGAAGTTGAAATTGGTGGACAACGCATTGATCGCCAATATGGTGACTGGATGCACATCTGGCAACAATTAACTCTTACCGCCGAACAACAAAGAGGTTACTACAAAATGGTTGGTAACACAACTCAATTAACCTTCATTACCGATCCTTCGTTCGCGGCGGTTGATGGTCCTTGCTCGGTTGATGCGCCCCGCCAAGTTTGCGCGCCAAGAAATGCGCTCCCCGAAACCACATTATACGTTCCATTCCAATTTTGGTATTGCCGCAACCCTGGCCTTGCGCTTCCCCTCATTGCTCTTCAATACCACGAAGTTCGCATTAACCTTGATCTCAGACCTATTGATGAAATGTTATGGGCTGTATCATCGCTCAACTGCAACACTCCTGAAGCCGCATCGTCTCAATCAAGAGTTCGTGCTGCTTACAATCAATCGCTTGTTGCTGCTTCACTCTACGTTGACTATGTTTTCCTCGACACTGATGAACGCAGACGCATGGCTCAAAACCCCCACGAATACCTCATTGAACAAGTTCAATTCACCGGCGATGAGTCGGTTGGTTCCTCGTCTAACAAAATCAAACTCAACTTCAACCACCCTTGCAAAGAATTAATCTGGGTTGTTCAACCCGATCTTAACGTTGACTACTGCTCCTCGTTAGAATGTGGAAATCATCTTTTCAATGTTCTTGGTGCGCAACCTTTCAACTACACCGACGCCATTGATGCGCTCCCTAATGCGATCCACGCGTTTGGCGGCCCTGACAGCGTCGCGGCTACACCTAATGCGGTAATTGATGCAGCTGGTTTATTCCAAGATGCAGGTGCGATTGATGTCGACACTGTATCAAACTCGTGGTGGAACGCGCCCGCAGATCCTGCTAATGGCGGATTAGGTGCTTCGCCCGACGCAAACTCTAACTATTTCTATTCATCTCCTAATTTAGGAGAAGCTGCGCTCCAAAACTCTGGTGTATCTGATGCTGGCACTTTTGTCTTAGCCGAAACATCACTCGACATGCACTGCTGGGGCGAAAACCCTGTTGTAACTGCGAAATTACAACTTAACGGCCAAGACCGCTTCTCAGAACGTGAAGGCACATACTTCGACCTTGTTCAACCTTACCAATTCCACACCCGCGCGCCTGACACCGGCATTAACGTTTATTCGTTCGCGCTCCGTCCCGAAGAACACCAACCCTCTGGCACATGCAACTTCTCACGCATCGATAACGCGACCCTCCAACTTGTTCTCTCGAACGCCACAGTTGAAGGCACCTCGACCGCGAAAGTTCGTGTCTACGCGACCAACTACAACGTTCTCCGCATCATGAGTGGTATGGGTGGACTTGCGTATAGTAATTAGAAATATATGTTCTTTTCATTTAACCATTTTAAATAATAAGAACTTAAAGATAAAATTACATTAATAATTATAAAAATGGAACGATACTATATTAGAGCTAAATATGATATTAATAATGTAGATAAATATGCAAAAATTATATATGGTATGAAAGAATATATTTTTGATACAGATGATTTTTTAAATATTTTAAATTATGAAAAAAATTTTATTTTTTATAATGAAAATGATACTTATCCATCTTTTACATGTCATAATAATAAAATAACATTTTTAGAATTTTTATATAATTTTTCAATAGATAGCATTTGTTATAACTTTAAAAATAATAATGAATATGATTTAAGAAGAAATAATATTGAATATTTTCATAAATATCATAAAAATGTTATAGAAAAGTATCCAAACGCAATTTATAATGAAGGTCATTATTCTAAAATGGGTAAAGATGCGCATATTATGAAAAATCCATATTGGGAAATTGGTAATATTGATTCAAATAAAATATATTTAATGTATTGTGAGACAAATACATTAGTAAAAATAGATAGTAAATCGTTAATTAAAATTAGAGAATTTGAAGAAAAAAATAATAATAAAAAATTAACTTTTTATAAACATAGTAATGGTTATATTTTGTGTAGTAATAAAAATTTATTTATTCATCAAATCATAACTGGATGTTATGGTAATGGTAAAGGAACAAAAAATATTAGCGTTGATCATATTGATCAAGACCCTTTAAATAATTGCTATAATAATTTAAGAATAGCAAACCGCAAAGAACAACAAGAAAACAGTGGAGGAATTAAAGAAGGAAGTAAAAGAGAAAGATCAAAAGTAGCATGTGATTTACCAGATAATATAACGCAAGATATGATACCAAAATATGTTTATTATGTAAAGTCGCGGGATAATCACGGAGAACATTTTGTAATTGATAGAAAACATCCAAACTGCGATAAAGATATTAAAGGAACTAAAAGTATTAAAAAAACGGCTATACAAAAATTAGAGGAAATTAAGGTAATATTAAATAATTTAGAAAATAATGATATAAAAAAAAATATAGATGATAGCAATGAGATTTTTAAATTGCCGCAATATTATAGAATAGGTAAAAATAGGGGCTATCCAACATTATTTTATGAAAAAAGAAATAATGATAAAAGATATAATTATTTAATGAAATTAAAAGAAGAACAAGAAATAAATAAAGAATTATTAAAAAAATTTAATACAAATTTATACAAAAAATATCCTGAATTAGAAATATAATTTAACTAAAATAAATACATAAATCATATTAAAAATTTTATTAATATGTTTTAAATACTTTTAAGAAGTTAATATATAGTATAATAGTAAAAAATATTATAATAAAAAATATAGTAGCTAATTTATGTTGGGCATGTTTAATAGTAAATATTCCTTTCTTTAGAGTTCGAATTCCCATAGATTCAAAATTCATACCAAAAAATCCTACAATAAATGATAATGGAATAAAGATAGTTCCTATCATTGAAAAAATATTTCCCTGTAAAGAATTTAAGTCAGAGAGAACATATGTGAGAAAGGCAATATAGTGTTCTATTCTATCATTATATTTAGTATTATTTTTTTCTAATGCTAATTTTTTATAAGTGTATAATTTATTAATATTTTTTTTAGCTGCATGCTTATCCCATCTAGTTTTATTATCTAAATAATTAAAATATTTTTCAATATTATTGAAATCAACATCAATAGAATAATATGTAGTGGGATCTATATTTTGAAAAAAAGTTAAATTACTCATTATATATATAATGGAAAAAAAATTAAAATGGCCTGAAGATTTTTTAAATATTAAATGTGTTATTTATACTATATATATTGCTTTATTATATTGGTTACTTCCTCGAAAACCATTTTTCTTATTTCTCTCTACTTTAATAAATTATTTCATGATAAATTGGTATAATTATTCATATTTATGTCAATATAATAATTTATTTTTTAACATTTTATATGCATTAAGTGTAACATTTTTGTTAATATACTTCCCAATTAAAAATAAGGTTATATTTGGATTTTCTCTCTACTTACCATATTTTATTTTAGCATGGTATGATTATTTTGCTAATTGCTCATTTAGAATGAATCCAACATTATTCCCTTTTGGAAGATATATCTTTTTACCAATGAAACCTGAACCATATCAACGTCGTTATGATATATTAGACCCTATAGTTAAAAAAAATATAGCAAATTTTGATAAATATATTTTTGTAACTATTTTAGTAGGTTTTCTATTTGCTTTTTTATATAAATTCATAATATAATATTAATTTAATAATAAATATTATATGGTAAAATATTTATTAACAATATTATGTTCTTCAAAAATAGATTTATTAAAACTTTGTTTTGAAAGCGCAAATAATCAATTAAATTTTACAGATTATGATATTTTTATAGTAGTAAACACATTAAATGAAATATTTTATAATGAAGTTATGGAATATTTTAAAAATCATAAATATGATAAATTAAAAAAGATAATTAGAACAGAATCAAATGGAAAACCAGGAAAAGGACATAATTCTTTATTGGAAATTTTTAAAAGGGAAATTAATTATGATTATTTATTAATTTTAGATGGCGATGATTTTTATTATCCATTAGCAATAGAAAGAATTAATATGATTAGAGAGAAATCTAATTTTGATATATTTTTATTAGCTGGGAATACAAAATTAAAAAAAACAAATAATTTAATAAAAAATAATAATATTTTTGATATTAATATAAATTATCAGTTAGATGAATTAAAAAACATAGGAAGTATGTCTTCGGATTATAATAATATATTGGCAACACCATACAGATTACTTTGTTTAAATAGAGAAATATTTAAAATTTATGAAAAATTGTTTGATGAAGATATGCAACTATATGATGATTACTATACATTTTTATTAATATATAATTTATATAAAAAAAATAATTTTAATGAATTAAATAATATAAAAATATATACAGTCAATGATCCATTTATTTATTTATATAACACGTTGAATGATTTGAGTGTATCAAGAAATTCAGAAGTGGAACATGATATTAAAATATGTAATAAATTAAAAAAAGAATTACATATAGAGAAATTAGAATGTGAAAAATTAAAAATTTGCCCACATTCTAATTTTATAAATGATAACTTTGATAAAAAAATTATAGATAATTACTACTGTCATATAATTAAAAATACATTACAATATGATATTAATATAAAAATAAGTAACATTAATAAAAAAATTTTATTTATAGATATGACTGATTGGAGTTATGATACAATTGATAGTAAACCAATTGGTGGAACACAAAGCGCTATTTATTTTATGTCAAAATATTTATCAGAATTTTATAATGTAACTGTTATGACAAAATCTGAAAAAAATATTATAGTTAATAATAATTTATCATATAAAACTATTGATATTAAAGAAATAGAAAAATTACAACCTGATTTATTAATTATACAAGGTGTAATTAATACAGAAATAGCTAATTATAAATTAAATAATAAAAATCTAAAATCAATAATGTGGATGCATCATGATATAAATATAAATTTTATTAAAGAAACATTTCAAACAATAAATAATTTAAATTTAATTGATAGTTATGTTTTTGTTAGTAAATGGCAAAGAAATCGATTTATACAAAAATATAAATTATCACATAGTTTATGTAATGTTATACAAAATGGTTTACAGGATAATTTGTCAGTATTTAATAATCCTATTAATGTAAATTTAAAGAAAAAAGAAATTGTTTATATTAGTGCGCCTTATCGTGGTTTAATAATAGCATTTCATCTTTTTCAAGAAATTAAAAAATATATACCAGATATAAAATTAAAAGTTTTTTCATGTTTTAATAGAGATTTTAATAATATATTTAATAAAGAAATATTTAATCCATATAGAAAAGAGAATTTTGATACATTATTAATAAATGATCATAATATATATTACAAGGATTTTTTTAGACAATTAGTAGATGATAGCAATATAGAATTTTATGGTTCTGTTCCACAAAAAATACTTTTTGAACATCTAAAAACGGCAATGATTATGTTTTATCCTAATACATATCCCGAAACTTGCTGCACATCTATATTAGAATGTATGGCGCATAAATGTAATGTAATAACATCAGATTTAGGAGCATTATCAGAAACTTCGAATGGTTTTGCTAATATATTCAATCCATTGATAGATAATGTTTTAGATGAAGAATACCACATTTTTAATGCAACAAGAAATCCTATTCAATATCACCAAGTAAATGATAATTATAAAAAAAAATTTATAGAATACACAGTAAATATTGTAAATAATTATCATAAAAATTATAATATTCAACATCTCGAAGAGCAATATAATTATGTTAAAAATAATTGTAAATGGAGTGATAGAGGTATTGCAATGAAAAAATTATTGATAAAATAATATAACATTATTATATATTATAATGGACAATACAGAATATTATGTGTATGCGTTGCATACTTTAATTATTATGCCGTTTTTATTATATATAGCAATATATCAATGTAAAATACCAAAAATTATTTATGGAGTATTAGGAGGTATAGCAATAATAGGTTTATTATATCATGGTTTCAAAATGATAGATATTTATTATAGATAAATTTTATAAATTATCATTTAAATATTACTAATTATACTATATATTATGAAAAACGTTTTTAATGTAGATTCTATAAAAAAATACGATTCTACATTAGAAATTAATGAAAATTATAATAAAGATAATAATATTTTCTATATAGATTTTGATTTGATTAAAGAATTAAAGAATAATCATAGAGAAGAATATAAAAATATTGGCAATAAATTAGAGAATAATATTATAAATAATATTTATGATAGTAATAATGATAAATTTGAGTATATTATTTTAAATAATTGTATATTAGATCATAATGGAATAATATATACAAAAAAACAAAAATATTATAAATGTGGATGTTATATTGATAATATAAATAATAAATACACATATGATGATATATATAAATATTCAAAAAAATATGATAAAATAATAAATATTAGTGAATTCTGGGGAAATGGAATTTGGCATTTTCCTATGGAATGTTTATCTAGTTTAATGAGTATAAATAAAAACATTTTATATGATAAAAAAATATATATACAAGTTACACAAAAAACAAAATATATTGTAGATTGGTTAAAAATTATAAATATAGAAAGCGATAGAATAATAGATGGTTTATGTCATGGAAAAGAAGTATATATACCAAAATTATGTAAATGTGGGAATCCAAGATACAATGAAATATTATGGTTAAAGAATAATGTTGATAAAATTATCAATAATAATAATAATATAAATCATGATCAAAAAAATAATTTGTTAATATTAATTAAACGTAATAATTCTAGACAACTTTCTAATTTTAGTGAATTATTAGAATTAGTAAAAAACATATCTAATAATAATAATTTGGAATTATATATTCACGATGATAATAATTTACCATCTTTGAATAATCAATTTATTATATTTAATAGAGCA